TGAATTTTCAAGTATCATTAGGTGACGCATATTCACAGGAACTAAGAATTGTTATTGCTAACTCTTGGTCAACATGTTTAGCATATTGCGAAGGAGTAGGCTCTTCAATAAATTCAATTAATGAAATAGACTCTATAAATATGGTGATTGTTGACAGTGGGGCTACTGGCTGTTATCAAGTAACTTTAAAAAACGGTAGTGCTATTTCAACCAGTATGGTTTGGGCTTCAACCTACTCATCATTCAATGCTTGGCTTGATAATCAAGTAGATGTTGAACTTACTACCCTTCAATTTTCAAATAAACTTTACGTAACAGTATAGCCAAAATGAATTTTTTTCATTTTGATACTATTTATTAGTTAAAATAACCAATTTTTTCATGCAAGAAAATAAAAATTTAGTACAAGAGGCACTCATTCAAATGAAAAACGTTGAAGAGGCTATTGCCGAAAACGCAAAGGGAATACTTGCTTCAACTATGAAGGAAGAAATCAATCAATTAGTAAAAGAATCTCTATCAGAACAAGATGATGAAGAAGAGGTTGACGTAGATGTAGACATGGATGACGACACAGAAGATGTGGACGTTGATATGGATGCTGATAATGCGGATGATATGGACATGGACTTAGATTTAGACATGGACATGGACTCTGAAGAAAGTCCAATAGATTTAACTGACGCTTCTGATGAAGAAATTCTTAAGGTGTTTAAAGCAATGGGTGAAGAAGACGGAATCATCGTTAAAAAAGATGGTGACGATATTCACTTAACTGACAGTAACGCTGACCAAGAATATCTTGTTAAGCTTGGTGAATCTGAAGAAGACACAAATTATGATGACACTATGAATTTAGATGAAATCGATGAAATGGACGTTGACACAGAAGATGTGATTAACGCAATTTTTTCAAAAGACGGTGACGCTTCAGATATCGAAGTAGACCAAGAAGATGAAGACGAAGTTATGTACGAAATCGAATTCGAAGAACAAGACGACGAAGACTCAGATGACGATGACATGATGGAATCAGATGATGAAGACATGATGGAATCAGATGATGAAGACATGATGGAATCAGATGATGAAGACGAAGAACTTGATGAACAAGAAGACGAAGACGAAGAAGATTTGGACGAATCTTACAACCAAAGAAGAACTGTTAGAGAAGGAAAGTCTACAGTAAAACCTAAAGGTGTTGGAATTGGCTCAGGCCCTAAATTTACTTACAATACAAAATCTGTAGGTGGATTTAAAGAGGACAAAAAAGAAGGTCCTAAATCAGTGGGTACTGGTAAAGCTAGTAAATTCCAATACAAAAAAGGAGCAAATATGGAAGGAAAATCCAAAGTTGTAAAGGCAGAAACAAAAGAAGGTGATTACGGAATGAATAAGGGTGATAAATCTAAAACTTTTAAAGGTGATAAAGATTACACTATTAAAAAAGGTGACACGTTAAAAAGAAAAGCTTTCGAAAAGGAAGAAACTAAAGAAGCTGCTAGAACTTATGGAATGGGTTCCAAAGAAGGTAGAGGTCTAAGAAAAGGCATCACAAATAACAGAAACTATGTTTATGGTAAAGGTGGTGTTAAAGTAGAATCTACTCAAGAAGAAGTTAATATGTTGAGAGAAAAGAATGAAGAGTATAGAAAAGCGTTAAATGTTTTCAGAGAAAAACTTAACGAAGTTGCTATCTTCAACTCAAACTTGGCATATGCTACAAGATTGTTCACTGAACATTCGACTACTAAGAAAGAGAAAATTAATATCTTAAGAAGATTTGACGATGTTGAAACTTTAAAAGAATCTAAAAATCTTTATCAGTCAATCAAAGGTGAATTATCTAAAGGTGAAACTAAATCAATGAATGAATCAGTTGAAACGAAATTAACTAAACAAGTTACTTCAGGTTCATCAACTACCTTAATTGAATCAAAAACTTATGAGAATCCTCAATTCATGAGAATGAAGGATTTGATGAGTAAGTTAGGGTAAAAAATAAAATAAATAAAACAAAAACAAATATTTTAAAATGGGAGCATTATTAGAATCAGGTCTTGTTGGTAACATCGGTCTTAAGCACCTTAAAGTTATCAAAGAAGATACAATCAACAAATGGGACAAATTAGGCTTTTTAGAAGGTCTTAAAGGTCACATGAGAGAAAACGTAGCTCAATTATACGAAAACCAAGCATCATTTTTAATTAATGAAGCATCATCTACATCTGATACAGGTGCATTTGAAACTGTGGTTTTCCCAATTGTTAGACGTGTATTCTCTAAATTATTAGCAAACGACATCGTTTCAGTACAAGCAATGAACTTACCAATTGGTAAATTATTCTACTTCGTACCTAACATTCAGGCGTACACTGACCCTGCAAACTTGGCGAACACAGGTATTCACTACCCTCCTTATGGTTCACCAAACGCAGCTGCGGACCAAACTCCAAACAGTGGTTATGACTATAACAACACTAAAGACCTTTACGATAGATTCTACGAAGGTAACGAACCAGCATTAGACCCACCAGGTTTATTTGACTATTCTAAAGGACAATATTCTGCAATCACTGCAAACGTAACAACAGTTTCATGGTTAGCTGACCAATTAGTTCCTTCTGCATATACTCTTTCTGATTATAGAAAAGTATTAATAGTTATGTCAGGTTTCGCATCTGATGGAGCTGGTAAATTAATCGGTCCTGATGGTCAACCAATGGATAATGAAGCTTTCTTATCTGATTTGACTATCTATGGTGTTGCTGGAAACGCAACAACTTCTGCTAACACAACTAACCCTTATTTATTCAGAGTTGTAACTCAAAGATATGGTAAAGGTATTGTACAGTACGGTAACAACAACGCTACGTTAGTATTCCCTAACAGTAAAACTGATGGTGGTCAATATGACAACTTATGTGATGCTGAAGGAAAAATCTATTTAGAAGTTGATTTACAGGTACCAGTATGTATCACTTGTGGTGGTTCAATGGACGGTTACACAGGTTCTACATTTGCGTCTACAATCGCAACTAACTCTCAAGCATTCTCTGCAACATATAGAATCTATAAGAACTTGGAATTCGAAGATAGAATTGGTGAGGTTTCATTTGACTTAATGTCAGTAACAGTTTCTGTAACTGAAAGAAAATTAAGAGCACAATGGTCTCCTGAAATGGCTCAAGACGTTGCGGCATTCCACAACATTGACGCTGAAGCTGAATTAACAGCATTATTATCTGAGCAAGTTGCAGCGGAAATCGATAGAGAAATCTTAAGAGATTTGAGAAAAGGTGCAGCTTGGAACTTAAGATGGGATTACAATGGTTGGAAGAGACTGGGTTCAAGTGCAGTTCCATACACTCAAAAAGATTGGAACCAAACTTTAATCACAGCAATCAACCAAATTTCAGCTCAAATCCACAAATCTACATTAAGAGGTGGAGCAAACTGGATTGTTGTTTCTTCTGAAATCAGTGCAATCTTTGATGACTTGGAGTATTTCCACGTTTCAAACGCAGCTCCTGAGCAAGACCAATACAACATGGGTATTGAAAGAGTTGGTACTTTAGCTGGTCGTTACCAAGTTTACAGAGACCCTTACTTCCCACCTAACCAAGTGTTAATGGGTCACAAAGGAACTTCTTTGTTAGATACAGGTTACATCTACGCACCGTACGTACCTCTACAATTAACTCCAACAATGTACAATCCATTCAACTTCACTCCAATCAAAGGTATCATGACTAGATACGCTAAGAAAATGGTGAACAACCGTTTCTACGGTAGAATCACAGTTGATGGTGTAAGAACATTTGACTTGAGAGAATTAAGATAATCATTATCTTATATTATACTAAAAAGGGTCC